CGCGTACGACTGCTCGTCACTCTGCTGCCGCCGCTGTTCGTCAGGATGCACAGGCTACTCGTGCTGCTGCACGAAAGAAGTCTATGCAGGCTAAGATTAACCGTGCAAGAGGTCCACGCTAGTTATGGCTAAGAAACCAAAGAAGGATTCTGGTTTGTCTGTTAATGCACTGAATAAGATTTTGGTTAAAACCTTGCTTGGTTCTGAGTCCGAAGCATTGTTGAAGCAGGCTGGTTCTGTTGAAGCCCCACGAGGGCGAAAAGGAAATATGGTTAATCAGTTCGGTTCTTTAGGTATGACACCTGAGACACAGAAGTTGGTTGCTAAGATGGGGTTGGGCGGCAAGGCTGCCGCCTACAGCAATGTTGCCGACTTGTTTGGTGTCAAGGATGCCTACAAGTTTCTGGAGTCTGGCAACCCGTCAAATGCTGCTTGGGCTGCCCTGAGTGTTGCTCCTTTTAGCGCACCAAAGGGTGCTGGTAAAAAGGTCGCCAAACAGGTTAACGCTTTGGCTTCTTATTTGCTGGGTTTGTTCGGTAATTAAAGGGTTTTGGGGGAACCATTCCCCTATTTATGATGAATACTCCTCCTGTCCACGCCCAAGCCTATTATGGAACCCCTGTTGGTGGTCAACGGCTGAACGCCGTTGCCAACGCCCGTATTGCTGCTGCTAGCGGACCGTATCTTGGTCGTGGTGACAAGTGTGAGGGTAACGATGATACCTGTGGCGCAAACAAGGTGCGTGGACAGCGGTTCTGTGCTGGTCACATGAAGCGTGCCAAGGCTGAGACTCCGAAGGATGCTGTTTAATGGCTTATAATCAGATGACCGCTACTGCTCTCAGGCAGACGGTTCGTGATATCACGGATTTGGATGCTGAGGACCTTCCCGATTCGTTGTTGAATCTGTATTTGCGTGACGGTTATTACCGTATTTTGGACCTTGAGAAGCGTTGGTCTTGGTTGGAGAAGTCGTTTACTTTTAATACGGTTGCTGAGCAGCGTGCTTATGCGATTTCTGCGTTTACGGCTGACCCGATTGCTCAGGTTGTTTCTATTGTGGACCCGACTGGTGTTGGTACTCGTTTGCAGATGGTTGGGCATGATGAGGCTGAGCAAACCTATATGGGGTCGTATGACATTTCTGGTGACCCACTGTTCTATAGTATTTGGGAGGGTCAGGTTCATTTGTTTCCGAAGCCGAACAATGTTCGGACTTTGACGGTTCGTGCGTATCGTGAACCGATTGATTGGATTACGACCGAGGGTTATGTTGATGCTGCACCGAATCTGCATTTCCCGTTGGCGTATTATGCGTGTAGTCGTGTGTATCAGCGTCTTGAGGATACTGTGATGGCTGATACTTATAAGCGGTCGTTTGATGAGGGTGTTATGATGGCTCGGGATGCTATTCAGAAGCCGAACAGTCATGCGCATTTGGTGTTGTCTGCTGGTCATACGGCTGGTCGCCCGACCTTTAATGGGTGGATGCAGAGCCTCGGTAGAACGCTAGGGCAGTAGCCGTGGCTGGGTTGAATATTGTTGAGGTCAGTGATTTTACTGGCGGCTTAAATTATCGTGCCGACCAGTTTCAGTTGTCTAACTTTGAGTCTCCTGACATGTTGAATGTTGAGATTGACCCTAGAGGGGGTGTGTTTAGTCGTGGTGGTCAACAGCAGTTGAATACGACTGCTGTTTCTGGTACTTGGGACCCTCAAAAGTTGTATCCGTTTTATGGTGATACTAATACGGTGATGTTTACGAACGCCAATAAGATTTGGCGTTCTACTGGCGGTAACTTTACTACGCTTGAGTCGTCTGCTGGCGTGGACATTGTTTCCACTAGCGAGCATGGCGCATGTATGGCTCAGTGGGGTAAAACCATGTATATGGTTACTGGTGCTACTGGGTCTGGTGGTTATGCTTGGCAAACCACTGACACTTATGCTACCCAGTTGACTGCTAGTGGCAATAATCCTAATGCTTGGCAGACTACGCCTGATGGTTCACGCAAGATGCCAACTGCCGAACATATTATTGTCCATGCCAATAAGATGTTTATTGGTTATGTTACCGAAGCATCGTTCGGTAACGCATTAGCAACCTATCCTAATCGTATTCGCTGGTCGTTGGAGAACTCGCCAGAGAACTGGGATGAGGATGACTATATTGACATTCAGAGCGGCGGTACTGGTATCACTGGTTTTGCTGTTGTGAACGGTCAGTTGGTTGTGTTTAAGCCGAATGCTGTTTATGTGGTTTTAGGTTATGACACCGCAACCTTTCAGGTTGTGGAATTAACCAGCCGTATTGGTTGCCTTAGCCATCATGCTATTGCACAGGCTGAAGATGGCGTGTACTGGTTTAGCCATAATCAAGGTTTGTTTTATTATAATGGTTCGTCTATTCAGGATATGTTCAGTAATTTGCGTACTGCTATTGATTTGAATCATATTAATCCTGCTGCGCATGAAGCCATCAGTGTGTCGTGGGTTGGTCGGCGTGTGTGGATTTCTGCACCGTATTCAACTGAAACAACTGTAACTAATCCGACATCTAATTTTGTGTTGGACCCATCTATTCGTGGTGGCGTGTACACACAGTTTAAGTCTGCTGATGGTTACGGTTTGGTTGGTGGATGTGACTGGACTGATGGTTCCGATACGGATTATCGTTTGATGATTCATCCAACACAGCCGTATGTGCTTAAGGTTGATTTGTATTCTCAGGAATCGGATAATATTTCTGGAACGGCTGTGCCATTTTCCAGTTATTACAAGACCCGTTGGTTTGATGGTGGTTCATATATGCAGAAAAAGATGTTCCGCCGACCAGATTTCGTTGTCAAAGAATCGGATTTGTCTCAGAGTATTACAGTTAAAGTTTACCATGATTACTCAGAGGGTATTGGTAACGAAAAAAAGATTTTCAGTATTTCCCAGACTCCTCCTAGTACGGGTTTGATTTGGGGTTCTGGTTTGTGGGGTGAAAATTGGTCTGTTGGTGCTATCAGTTCTACTGTTAAGACTGGTCGTAATCTTGGTTTGGCTAGAAGTGTTCAGTTGGAGTTTATTGGTCCTTCAAGCCAAAAATGGGGTGTCAACAGTATCGGTTACAAGTATCAATCACGAAGGGTCAAGGGATAATTATGGCTACTCTTAGCATTCCTAATACATTTGTCAACAGCACGCCTGCTGTTGCCACCGAAGTCAATGCAAACTTTAATGCTGTGAAGGTGTTTGCTGAAGCATTGGCGGCAGGGACAAACATTGATGACGGTGCTATCACTTATAGCAAGTTGGCTGCGGCTGCTGTAGCGGCATTGTCAACCAGTGGTGATAGTGCTGAGGTGGTTATCGGTGCGCAGGTGTTTGGGTAATGAGGCAGTCTTGGCAGATTCCCCAACTGTCCGTGCTGACAGGGACCGATAAGGATGCTTTGCAGTCCATTTTTAGGTCGCTTCAGGTGGAGGTTGAACGGCTGAATAGCCGTATCAACGAGTTGGAGCAGGCTATGGCTAATCCCAAGAGTTATCGGGAACAAAAGGGGTATTAGTGTATGAGTTTGACTGAAGCGTATGGCGGTAATTATGGGTTAGATGAGGCTTCCGCTATTCGGAAGCGTCAGCGGCAGTCTATTGCTTCTCAGCAGGCTGCGTTTTTGGGTCAGCAGCGTGGGTCTAGGCGGTTGGCTGATATTCGCCGTAAGTATGTTGAGGGTTTTCAGCCGAAGATGGCTGAGTATGGTCGGCGTGGTTTGGCTGGTCCAGCAGTCTCTAGCGGTATTCAGCGTAAGGGTTTGGAGCGGTATGCGGCTGGTTTGCAGGAGCAGTTGGGTGCTGAAACCTTAAATATTCAGGATGAGTTGAATCAGATTGCATCTCAAGAGGCTGAGGCGCAAGCAAATCTTGAAGATTATATTAATCAGTTGCGTTTGCAGAAGCAGCAGGACATTGTTAATGCTGCGACTGCTTTGCGTCAGTACGGGTCCTACTAGGAGTTATTATGATTGTTTATAAGAATGGTCGTCTGGTTCAGGAACAGGATGATATACGAGCGCAAGAGGCTTCTGAGGCAATGAAGAAGAGTGCTATTCGTATTGCTGCCAAGGAAGAGGGTGCTGCCCGTTTGGCTGGTCTTAAGGCTCAGCAAAAGGCTCAGGAATCTGCATTAAAGCGTATTAAGGCTAAGAAGTCGCCATCCAAGTTTGACCCTGAAACAGGTAAAATTGTTACCCCTAAGGGTTCTGTTATTTCACCAAAGAGTGATAGTTCTGGTACTGGTAGTTCTGGTGGTTCTGGTGTTGCTGATACTAGTGCTGCTGATAAAGCGTTGGCTGATGCGCAGGACCGCCGACGCCGTTATTTTGCTGGTTTAGATGCGGCTACTGGTTTTGAAGGTCAGGCTAAGTCTGCTGCTGAAAAAGCGTTGGAGGCGTTGGCTGGGATTTATGACCCACAGATGGCTGATGTTGAATCGCAACGCACCAAACAGTTGCAGTTGCTTGCCGATGCCATCACTCAAGGTCAAACAGGTATTTCTGATGCTGAAGCACAGTTTTTGCGTGACATTGTTGCACCAACAGCATACGAAAACATTCCGTTTGTTGGTTTGCCACAAGAAGATAATCCGTTGTTGGCTGCACTTCGGGCTCAGGGTGCTGGAACCGCTGAGATTGAGTCTCAGCGTGCGTTGGATGCTGCTTTGGCTAATAGTTTAAAGTCTTTGTCTGAGCGTGCTGCTACGCAAACTTCTCAGGCTAATAAAAATTATTTTGAGGCTTTAAAGAATACGGGTATGGGTGTGTCTCAGGCTGGTCGTACTTATTTGAGTCAGAGTCAACCTGAGTTGCAGGCTTCTTTGGAAGCACGGTTTTCTGATTTGGCTAATCAGTTGCGTACTTCTAGGGCATCTGCTGAAGCAGATATTCAGGCTCAACTTCAAAAGTCTCTTGCTGATGCAATTAAACAGCGTGCAGAAACCACTGCTGATTATGGTCCATTGAATACAACCATTGACGGTGGTCCTGTTGCACCAAATGATGCAGCACCTACTGGTGGTACTAGTGGTACTGGTGGTACTGGTGGTACTGGTGGTACTGATGGTGCTGGTGATACTGGTTTTACTCGTGAAACAGTTACTCCATTTTTGCCACCAAATAAGAAGCGTTTGGATGCGTTGCGTGCTATTGCTGGTTTGGCTGAGGCGGTTAGAGCAGAGGGTCGTTAATGGTTGTTAAGCGCACACCGTGGTCGTCAACGACCACTTTCAAAAGTGTAAAGCAACCTACGGTTATTAAGCCAGCAGGGACAGTTGCCCCGAAGGCTGAGCAAACTAATCCCGAGGACCCGTTTGAGAAGTTCCGTTCAAACAAGGCTAGTTTGGATAAGGCGGTTCAGAACACTATTGACCGCATTATGACGGACAAGAGTTTGCTTGCTCAGCCGAAGGCTGAGAAAGAGAAGATGGTTCAACAGGTGTTGGATATCGCCTATAGGGGTGCTACTAAGCCTGATAAGCCGTCTGGTTTGTTTGGTGTCATCAAGGGTGTTGCTGGTCGTGTCCTTGCTGGTCCTGCTCTTGCAGGTTTGTCTGGTTATGAAAAGGTGGCTGGACCTGTTCGTAGAACGGTTCAG